GTCACGGACCCGATGACCGGTCAGGCGATGCTCTCGCGGGCCGGCCATCACCTTATGGGCTACGCTGATCGACTAATGAAGGCAGGCATGAAAAACAAGGCCGAGGTATTCGATATCGCTATGGGGCTCGTCGAAAGGGACTTCGCCCAGCTTAGTCGACAGCGAGAAGAGAACATCGAAACGGCGGACGACAAAAAAACGGAGTTCCTTCGGAAGGCCGCCGGCCGCAAGAAGGGACGGGCGGGAACAGTACCGAGACCCGAGACCGGTAGCAGCGCGCCGGCGCAGAACCCAAGCACATCTTTTAGGGATGACCTCAGCGCCTTGATGGATGCCGAGGGCATAGGAGACGACGACATCTGACAAGAAAGGGTTGGGTATTATGGCTGGTTACGAAGCTCATACCAACACGCCAACGGATCGCGCAGTAAATACCGTACTGAGCAACCACATGAAGAAGGTCGAAGTCGACGTTCTTCGGCAGCGTAAACTGTCCGCGATGATTATGAAGCGCGGGAACGTCGTGTATAACGACCGGGGCAACGGCTTCACCTGGCCGGTCCAGTACAGGAACCACGACGCGGAAAGTACCGACGGCGCTCAGGTCCGCAACTTCACGCCGCAGAACTTGTGGCAGAAGGCGTCCCTGGAGCACCGCGGGGTGGAAGTCACGGATGCGATAACGAAGAAGGAGTACCTCGCCGGCCGTGCAGGCAGGACGCAGATCGTCGCGGTGTGGGACAACGTCGTGACTCGCTTGAAGAAATCTTTGACGGAGGCGATGGCTCCGATCTTCTACATCGACGGCAACGCCACCGGCAATTTGGACCTGCCGCACGGCATCGAGTCGATGATGGGCCACTCGGCGAACAACGATGTGCCGTACACCTGGAACTACCTGACCGGCGAGTCGCAAGCCGCCACCAACGAGGACTACATCGCTGTTCCCGACGACAGTTACGGCGGTCTCGATACCGACTTGGCCGCTTACGGCGGCGCTCAGCAATCCGGGGTATTTCCCTTCGGGGTGGCCGATCCGCAGTACGATTTCTGGACGCCGATCCTCGTCAACACGAACTCGATTCGTTTCGGCACCATCGCCAGCAACAAGACCGGTTGGCAGTCGAACGCACCGCGGATCTTGCGGTTCGGCATTATCAACGTCAACCGTAATGTGAGTCTGGACGGCCAAATGGACGTTATTCTCCTGGATCGCGAGATGTACTTCGACTTCGAGAACCTCGAAGAGGCCAAAGAACGGATCCAGGTCCAGAAGGAACTCAGCCTCAAGTCGTTCGGTTTCGGCGACGTCATCAACATCGACGGCACCGAAGTCACGCAGGAGTACGGCATCCCGCGCACCAATCTCGACCAAGGCAGCGGCACGGCTGCGGACTACCCGGTGGCCTACGGTTTCGCCACTTCGCTGATGACGATCCGCTCGATGCAAGGGCAGATGTTCGGCGTCGAAGGGCCGGAGGAAGACATCGATACGGGCACGCGGAAGGTCGTGGTCGACTTCTTGGGCAACAACTGCTTCGAGAGCCCGCGGAACTTCGTCAAATTCTGCCCGTACTCGCCAACTGACTCTTGATCGAAGGAACGACAACCAACAGACGTAAAGTCTTTTTACTATATTCCAGTTAGTCAAGGAGAAATCACATGGCTACTCACACAAACGAACCACCTCCGATCAAGCCGGGGGAGACATTGGATACCAGTCGGTTCGACTACAAGGACGCCGACACTGACGAAGCGCTCATCAAGCAATGGGAAGGCGGCGAGTGGGACTGGCCCGACGTTGACTACAGCGCCACGTCCCAAGGCGTCCATGTCAAGCCGCGGCGATCGCAGAAGACCGTTCGTCGTCGACTCGTCCGCAACGTATCGGGCCAAGCCCTATTGCCCAAACGCCTGGTTCGCTTCCAGGACACGGCGGACGGCGTCGGCGCCCGCGTCGACGGTTACGCCATCGACACGGCCGAAGAGGGCTTCCCAGTGGATGAATTCTTGCCGGCGGCCAGGGGGATCCCCGACAACCACCTCGGTTGGATCGTAGTCAAGGGGCCGGCGATGTGTCTGACGAACGCCGAATCCGATAATGACAACAACATTTCCAGCGGTGGGGCCGTTTGTTGCCAAGACGTTGGTGCAAGCAGCGGCGACCCTGCCGGCGGTCGTATCGGCATCAACAACATCTACACGAGCGACGCGACGACGAATGTGGAGATGGCTGCGATCGTGGCGGCGGTCGCCAATAACGTCGGTTTCGCCATCTCCTCGTTGGCGGACGCGGACAGCACTGACGAGGATGTCCTTATCGAAGTCGGCCGCTATTGATCTATGATTCTGTTCGCCGGCCGGTCGTCTTTCGAGGCGATCGGCCGGCCTTTTAGGAGATATATACTATGGCTCTTTCAGGTGAATTCAAAAATGCCCTGGAAATTGCCCTTGGCGATCCGAACCTGGCGGCCGAACTCGTTGCGGCTGTCGACGCGGCGACTACCGAGCTTGGTGGCGCGATCTCGTGTACTACGCTGACTACGACCGGCGCTGTCACGGTTGGTGGGAACATCACGGCTGGCGGGAACATCACGGCTAACTCCGGATTGATCACCGCACTCAGCATGCAGACCTTGTCCACAAACAGGACGGCCACCTCTGGCGGAGACGGCACGGGCGTCATCGCAGACGGCACCAGTTTCGTCACAGTCACCAGTAGCAACGCCGACTACATCATCGTTCTGCCTACGGCGACTCCCGGCCACGTTGTACGCGGCATGGTAAACGCGACTGGGTTCGAGCTCCAAACGCCGACCGACGGCGTGAAGATCAACGATGTGGCTTGCGGCCCTACCGACGGCAACGAAGCGGCTATCCCAAGCGACACCAGCTTCCTTGTGGAGTGCATTTCGTCGACGGAGTGGATTTTGCAGACGTACTCGAAACTCGGCGCCGTCGAGACGGCGATCGTGCCGGACTAATCGACCCTATTTACCGGGACCATATCGAAATGCCTTGCGTCGTTGCAAGGGTCTCGGGCCGGCGGGCAGTCCCTCACGTGCTGCTCGCCGGTTTTCACCCAACGACGCATCCGAGACCCTTATAACCAGGAGACCAACAATGGAGCCACGCAAGCTGAATGTTATGATTGCCGTGCCGGCGTACGGCGGGAACGGGGGCGTTTCCAGTGAATTCCCCAAAATCCGCACGTGGTACGGGTCCGTTATGTACTGGTGCAAGACCGATCCGCGTGTCGGCGAATTCATGGAATATACTCTTGCGGATACACCGATCCCGATGGTCCGCAACAGGTTCGTAGAAATGGCACTCAAAGCGGGCGCCGACGTGCTTGTCATGTGCGATTCGGATATGTACCCCGACCCGCACATCAAGGGAGACGCCACGTACGGCCTGCCGAAGGTGGCCGGCGCGAAGCCGTTTTTCGAATCTTCGTTCGATTTCCTGTACGAGCATTGGGAGCGAGGACCGGTGTTCGTCGCAGCGCCGTATTGCGGACCGAGTCCCTCGAACAACATCTACGTGTTCCGGTGGACGAACAAAGTCAACCCCAACCCGAACCCCAATGTCAGACTTCGGCAATACACTCGCGAGGAGGCGATGGTTGCGACCGGATTCGAAGAGGTCGCTGCGCTGCCGACCGGTTTGATCATGTTCGATACTCGCATCTTCAAACTCAAGAGAACCGAGCTTTTTTACTACGAGTACAAGCATGACGGCGCGAATTGCGAGCTTTGCGGTATGCGAGCGCCCGGCGTTCGGGCGGAGAAAATATCGACCGAGGATGTAGCGAGCACTCGCGATTTATCGCTGCTCGGCATCACGAAGTACGGGTACAACCCGTGCTTCATCAACTGGGACGCATGGGCAGGCCACGTTAAACCTCAAGTTGTCGGAAAACCGCAGTGCATCGATGCGCATTCCGTTCACGCCCATCTACGGAAAGCATGGGAAGACGGAATCACGCAGGACCGCCTGATGGACGTCGGCGCCGGGAAGCGTGAAGACAATAGCCGGCTTCGTGGGGTTGTTGTCGAACCGGAGCCGGACGAAGTTGTCGAACCGGAGCCGGACGAAGAGGAAGCAGTGGTCGAAAGACAACCCGATGACGTAGACCTGAAAAGAGTAATTGAGCGGGCTGTGTGTAGACACGGAAGAAATAATGGCGGCCAACAAGACTGAGATTATGAAGCATCTTCCGGAGGCTATCGAGCCGATGGAAACGAGACCATGCCTCGACCCGGGGCACGTCGGGCCTTCGCATTTGCCGGCTACTAAGGAGTATTTCCATCAGGATAAGCGGCGGGCCGATGGTTTGTCGCCCGTCTGTAAAACTTGTGCCACCCGCTACAGAGTCGAACGGAAGCAGGAAGCTTTACGAGCGGTGCAGGCCCGGGAAGTCCGGGCCATGACGGCGTGCATCAACTCCAACAAGGTCGTGCTCGTACCGCACCTTACGGAGATGATCGAAGAATTCATGCTTTACCTGGGCGGCCCGCGTGGTTACGTCAGGACACTTATGGCTGATTTCGACGCCCTGAAACCGGGCCATCCGGCTCGAATCAGCATCGGCAAGCTGATCGCCCGCATGATCCAAAAGAATACCGAAATGGGCGGCGCCGAGAAGCCTATCGAGCACATGACCCAGAAAGAGTTGGAACAGCAGCTTGCGGATCAACTGAATGCCATACGTGGTGTTACGATCGACAGCAAACTGATCGAGGAAGTCGAAGAGGAAAGCATGGTCCTGGAGGGGACTATGTCCGAAGACGATCTATGATAACGCAGGACACCGAAATTCCGGATGTCGATGAGCAACGGCCGAGGCTTAGCCAACGACAAGCCCAGACCATCCAGACTACTCTGGCGGAGCTCAAGAAGCGCGCTACCGAAACGCTCGAATTGTTCGTACCGTTCCCTAAACAACTGGAATTCATGCAGTCGCAAGCCCGCATGAAGCTGGTCCGCGGCGGGAACCGATCTGCTAAAACCACGATCGTACTGATCGAGATCGCCTTGCTGCTGTTGGATAAGCACCCGTACCTCAAGCTACCTGAAGGGCCGATCCGTGCTTACCTCGTCGGCAAGAACGAGAACCACCTCGGCGAAGTGCTGTTCCGCAAACTCTTCCGTCCCGGCGCCATCCGGCTCATCCGCGACTTGGGTACCGGCAAGCTGCGGTCGTACTACTGGGCTGTCGACCGAGGCCGTGAGGCCGAATTGGTCCCGGCGCCGCCGATCATTCCGGCGCGAATGGTCAAATCCGTTTCTTGGCGGAAAGCCAAGGACCAGGTCCCACGAATGGCCCGGCTCACCAACGACCGGGAGATCCTGTTCCTTTCCGGGAACGGGCGACCTCCGCAGGGCATGGACGTCGATATAGTCCTATTCGACGAAGAAATTACGGGCATGGATTGGTTGCCCGAAATGCAGCAACGTTTGATCGACCGCAAGGGACGGTTCTATTGGAGTTGCACGCCGCAGGACGGCACCGAGCAGCTTTACCAACTTTCGGAGCAAGCGAACAACCCGGACTACAAGGACGAAAGAGGTGAATTCCTCATTCACGAAACGATTATCAAGTCGACCGACAACCCTCACATCGACCAGGAAGAAGTGAGGATGAAAGCCGCTTTGATGTCGCCGGCAATGCGGCGAGTTCGTGTCGACGGTGAGTTCGCGGCGGCCGAATTCTTCATGTTCTCGGAGTTCGCGCCCGGCGCTCCGGGGCGACCTGAAATCCACGGGATCGACCGTGGCCATCTGCCGAAGCGACAAATTCCACTCGACTGGTGCCGCTACGTGGCCATCGATCCCGGCTACTCGATCGCCGCCGCGCTGTTCGCAGCCGTACCACCGCCGGGCACTCAGTTTTTCGCACCGGATACGTTCGTTATTTACGACGAGATTTACATACCGAAGTGCAACCCCGACATGTTCGCGAAGGCCATGCGAGAGAAGACGGAGGGGACGTCGATACGCACGTTCATCATCGACGAGCACATGGGCCGGGCGAGAAGCGCACAGACAGGCAAGACGACCAAGCAACAGTATTCGGAAGCGCTCAAGCGGTACAACGTGGCCAGCGAAACGACGGGGAACGGGTTCCTGCCGGGTTTCGACGACGTCTTGGCCGGCTGCGGTCTGATTCGCGACTCGTTGCGAATCAGGGCGGACGGTTCTACCAGAATGAAGGTTTTGGTCGAAATGTGCCCCAACTTCATCAAAGAGATGACGAAGCTGCGGCGCAAGAGAAGCAAGGGGGAATCGGGGACCTACTACGAAGATACCCCGGCGCCGAGGCAGAACGACCATACGGTCGACTGCGCTCGGTACTTGTGTGGTCACGGGATGCCGTACGCCATTCCACGTGACGTTGTAACGCCGAGAAGCAAAGCCGCGAGAAGGCTCGAAAATAAAGAGCGAAGGATGCGGCGACGTTTCGGCGGAAGTTCTATCATATTGGGGCCGAGACCCCGACATGGCGCAACCTATTAAGACAGGAGAGCAAGATGCCTACCGCAACAATGACACCCGAAGTCAAGTCGGCCATGAAGCAAAAAGCCAATGACTGGAAGATGCCGGAAGTCACAATCACCACGGATGTCCTGTGGTACCCGTACGCCGACATCAAGAACCGGCCGATTCGTGCCGTCGTAACGCAGGTCCACGATAACAGCGTTCAAGTCGAACTGCTGGGGAAGGGACTTGCTTCCCGCAAACATGCAGTTCGGCACATCACCGATCCCCACCTTCGGATTTACACGAATGCCGCGGCGGTCGACGGCGCGTGGGACTTCACCGACCAGGTTAAAGACCTGATGCAGATGCAAGAGGCTCTGGCCGAAGCCTTGGAGAAGATCGACGCCTTGGAGGCCGAGGTTTACGACAAACCAAGAACGCCGGTAACGAGCCCCAAAGCCCGGCAGGTGCGGCCGGAAAAGGAAAAGCCCGAGGAAGAGAAGGAGCCGGCGTCTTACACCATCGAAGGCGAGGCGCCGACGGTGATGTTCGACAGTGATCCGACGGACACCAACGATATCACTCGTTTGCGACAGGCGTGTGACGAGTTGGGGATCAAGTACGAGAAGCACTACAACCAAGCGACCCTCAAAGCCCGGATCCGGAACAAGCTGCGACAAGGTAGCTGAGCGAGAGTGCGATGCCTGTTAAAACGGAATTACCGCTTGACCCGAATAACCCACTCCGGCCACTCGTTACGAAGTGGGGGGAGAAAATCCGCAAGGGCCTGGAGAAAAAGAAGGCAGAATGGCAAGACGATGCCGACGACTGCATGCAATTCCTCAACGGGACCAAAGAGGATTTTTGGGATATTCGGTACGCGACCTCCAAGAGAGGCTACCTCGCCGCCGGGACCGAGGAGCGTGTTTCCCCTGCCTTCCAAATGGTCCTAATGAAAGGCGCCGAGCTTGCGCAAATCTTCGGTCCGGGGCTCTACTCGCAGAACCCGACGATCGAGATCACGCCGCATGAGTTCCCCGTGTTGACGCCGGAATCCTTGGGGATCCAGGTCGATTCCCAGGATCCACAGGACCCCGGCGCAACGATGTTCATGCAACTTCGGCAACAGCAGCATGCGCACCAAGAGTCCAAGATTGCCGGCGGCGAGGTCCTTCAAAAAATCCTGAACTACTCCCAAAAAGAACTCAATAAACGGGAGCACTCCAGGCGGTGCATCGATGAAGGATTGCTGAAGGGCATGGGCGTCATGGTGACGGAACTCGTCACCTCCCCTACCAACCAAAGCAAGATGGTTGGTTCGTTTTTCAAAACGGCGAACGACCTCGTCTACGACCCGGATGCCGAAGCCATCGAGGATATCAAGTGGGGCGCGTTGCGGTACGTGCAGCCGTACTGGGAAGTGGAAGATCTATTTGAGCTTCCCCGCGATTCGCTGAAAAAATACGCCACGATGGAGTCGGCAGAGGCACAGAGCGACGTTGAGGCCAACCCTGATCCGTTCCGGATAATGAAGCGGAAGCAGGGCGACACGAACGACTTGATAGTCTGGTGGGCCGTCTACTCTAAAATGGGCATCGGCGATCGGCTCCGAGGCATGGAGAAGGAGATCCTTCGCGGTAAATTCGACGACTTCGGAGACAACTGTTTCCTTGCTGTATGCCTTGGATGCCCGTGGTTCCTCAACCTTGGGCCCGACCTCGACAAGTTCTCCACGGACGTTGCGTTCCTCAAGTGCCAGTGGCCCATACCTTACTGGGCGGACAAAGATGGATGGCCTTGGACGAACCTCGAGTACCACAAGGTTCCCAATTCTCTGTACCCGATGAGCCACCTGAAACCGGGTCTGGGAGAATTGCACTGGCTGACGTGGGCGATGAGCTTCTTGGCGACGAAGGTGCGGACATCTTGTGGTACGATGATCGCGGTGCAGAAGGCGGCCGGCAAAGACCTTCGGGCAGCCCTGGAACAGAACCAGGACAACAAAATCATCGAGCTCGAACAGATACTCGGGACCAAGATCACGGATGTCGTATCGTTCTTGCAACAGCCCCAGTTCCAAGGCGATATTTGGGCCGTCGTCGCCGCTGTATTTGACCTGCTCGATAAGCGACTCGGGTTGGTCGAAGTCAAGTACGGTCAAACGACCACGCAGCCGCGCAGCGCGACCGAGAGTGGAATCAAGAACGAAAACGCCGACATCCGCATCCAGGACATGGCGACCATCACCGAGGAATGGTCGAGCGCCGTGGCCCGAAAAGAAGCTTTGGCCGTTCGGTGGCTCCTTGACCCGGAAGACGTGGCCCCGATCGTCGGGCCGGCCGGGGCCTACGTGTTCGAGACGCAGATCATGTCGATGGAAATCGACCAGGTCGCTCGGGAGTACGAGTTCAAGGTCGTTTCCGGATCGGCACAGAAAGCATCGAAGCGGAC